ACCAAGTGAGAGGAATACAGCCGCTCGCGGCGCAGCAACGCGCCGATCTGGCCCGGCTGGGTGCAGGCGTCGGCCTCACGCACGATGGCGAGCTTGTACTCGGCGCTGAAGCGTCGCCGCTTGGCCTTCTCGGGCACCTCGGGATCGGGTGGGCTGGGCATGCCGCCAGGATCGACCCTGATCCTGGGTGCCGTCATCGTCACGGTCATGAGCTGGGAATGCTCCCTCTCGCCCTCGTCAGTGATTGAAGGCGGTGAAGTGTCTCAGCTCATGCTGGCAGGGAGGGCCAACCGGCTGAGCGCCGACCACCCGGTGCCACTGGTCCGCGGCGGCCCGCTGCGACCCGAGCAGTACCGGGTGTTGTGCGTCCGCTGCCAAGGCCGTCAAGGCGCGGAGCTGGCCCGCGAGGTGGGGGGAGACCGGTGATGGACGCTGGCTGTGGTCCCCGCGCCAGGTCCGCGGCGCATTACACACCGCCGAGGTCGCCGTGAGGGCCGGGCCGAAGGCGGCCCCGTCCGGGCGCCCCCTGCATCTCCAGAGCCTCCCGCCGGCCGGTGGCGACCGGGTGATCGCCTTCATCGAGCGCTACTGCCGGCTGCCCAAGGGCGGCAAGGGCAATCCGCCCGAGCAGCCGATCCGGCTCCGCGACTGGCAGCAGGCCATCATCCGGGGCCTGTACGACCGCGAGCCCCGGCCCCGGCAGGGCCTTGTGTCCGTCGCTCGAAAGAACGGCAAGAGCCTGTTGGCGGCCTGCCTGGGGCTGTATCACCTGCTGGCCGATGGGGAGCGGTCGGCCGAGGTGATCATCGTCTCGGTGGACGAACGGACCGCCAGGGTGATCTTCAACCTGTGCCGGCCCATGGTGGAGCTGGATCGGCGGCTGTCCGGTGTGCTCCAGGTCTACGCCGACCGGCTCTACCATCCGGCCTCTGACAGCGTGCTGGAGGCCCTGCCGGGCGAGTGGTCACGGCTGCAGGGCCGCAACCCGAGCTGCGCCATCTGCGACGAGGTCCACGTGATGGACCCTGACACCTGGGACGCGCTGGCTCTGGCCGGTGGGACGCGCACCCGGCCGCTGGGGATCTCCACCGAGTGCGACGACGACGAGCGCAACCTGATGGCCCGCCTGGTCGAGCACGGCCGCGCCTGCCAGGACCCGGACTTCTTCTTTGTCGAGTTCACCGCCCCCGAGGGCTGCGACGTGCAAGACCGGTCGGCGTGGTCCGCCGCGAATCCCATGCTGGGCGACACCTTGGACCCCGAGCACTTGGCCGCCATGGTCCGCCCCACCCGCGAGGCCAAGTTCCGAAGGTTCCACCTCAACCAGCGGGTGCGACTGGAGGGTGCTTGGCTGCCGGCCTCGGCGTGGGAGGCGTGCGCCGATCCTCGGCCGATCCCAGACGGCGCCGAGGTGACGATCGGGTTCGATGGCAGCTACTCAGGGGATGCCACGGCCATCGTCGCGGTGGAGATCGGCGCCGTGCCCCACGTCGACGTGGTGCGGGTCTGGGAGCCGCCAGAGGGCGCGACCGGCTGGCTGGTGCCGATCACCGACGTGGAGGACCAGCTCCGGGAGGCGTACCGGCGCTGGAAGGTTCGGGCGCTAGTGGCCGACCCGTTCCGCTGGGCCAGATCGCTGCAGATCCTCACCGATGAGGGCCTGCCGGTCGAGGTCTACCCCCAGGTTCCGGCCCGCATGACCCCGGCGACGACCCGGTTCGCCGAGGCGGTGCTGAACCAGGCCCTCACCCACTCCGGCAACCCGGACCTCGGCCGCCACATCACCAACGCCGTGATCAAGGCCGACAGCCGAGGCACGCGCATCATCAAGGAGCACAAGCACTCCACAAGGAGGATCGACCTGGCCGTGGCCGCCATCATGGCCCTGGACACCGCCGCCAACCTAGAACCCGCTCTCCAACCCGAGGTGTACCTGCTGTGACCCTGCTCGCCCCGCAGTCCGACACCGACAACGACCTGCTCGCCGCCCTGGCCGTGGAGCTGGACGCCGCCCAGCACAGCGTGGGTCGGATGCACGACTACTACGCCGGCAAGCACCCGCTGGCCTTCGCGACCCCCAAGTTCGCCGAAGCCTTCGGTGGCCTGTTCCGCAGCTTCGCCTCCAACTGGTGCGGGCTGGTGGTCGACGTGCCCCGCCAGCGCTTGCGGCCGACCGGGTTCCGCTTCGGGGACGGCCCGGCGACGCCGACGCTTGGACCATCTGGCAAGGCAACAGCCTGGATGCCGGCAGCCTGCTGCTGCACACCGAGGCCCTGGTCGCCGGCCGGGCCTATGCGATCGTGTGGGCCGACGGCGCCGGCCGGCCGCGGATCACGCCGGAGTCGGCTCGCCAGTGCATCGCCCTGCGGGATCCGGCCAGCCGGCTGCCGGTGGCCGCCCTCAAGCGCTGGGAGGTCCCCGGCGGCGGGCTCGAGGCCCGCCTGTTCCTGCCCGACCGGGTGGTGAGCTACACCGCCCAGGCCGGCTCGACCGTCTCGGGCTGGCGGCGCACCAACACGGTCGAGAACCTGCTCGGGGTGGTCCCGGTGGTCGAGTTCTGCAACCGCCCCACGATCACCGGGGAGGGCACCTCGGAGCTGGCGGATGTGGCACCGCTCCAGGATGCCGTCAATAAGCTCTGCACCGACATGCTGGTGGCCTCGGAGTTCAACAGCTTCAAGGCCCGCTACCTGATGGTGGACAAGGACGCCGGCCGCGAGGCCATCGACAAGATGGTGGCCGAGCTGAAGGCCAAGTCGGCGGCCTTCCAGCGCTATCTCGTGACCACCGCCGGGACCAGCGTGGGCGAGTTCACCGAGAGCACGCTGGAGGGTTCGTGGCCGCCATCACCCTGCTGACCCAGCACGAGGCCACCATGACCCAGACCCCGCCCCACTACTTCTTCCTGCGCGGCGAGTTCCCCTCCGGCGAGTCGATCCAGTCGGCCGAGGCCGGCCTGGTCGCCAAGGTCGAGGACAAGCAGGTCATCTTCGGCGAGGCATGGGAGCGGGTGATGCGGCTGGCCTTCGCCGTCCAGGGCGACCCGAGGGCCGGCGCCGAGGACTGCGAGACCATCTGGCGCGATCCGCGGCTGCGGCCCGAGGGCGTGGTGGTGGACGCGGCCAGCAAGAAGTTCGCCATGGGGGTGCCGCTGGGCCAGCTCCTTGAGGACATGGGCTACTCGCCCCAGCAGCAGGCCCGGATCCTGGCCGAGGTCAACCCGCCGCTGGAGGTGCCCGTTGGCTGAGCCCGAGGCCCTGCCCGACCCGACCCCGGCCCAGCTCGCCGAGGCCGCCCGGATCGACGCCGCCCACGTTGAAGGCACCAGCAAGGTGACCGGTGTGGTCGAGGGCGAGGCGTCAGGCACCGAGGGTGGATCCGGCACCTTCCCGCGTGAGTACGTCGAGCAGCTCCGCAAGGAGAACGCCGACCGGCGCAAGCGGGCCGAGGAGCTGGAGGGCCGCAACGCCAAGCTAGTGGCCGGGCTGCTGCGAGCCGAGGTGGTCGCCGACGGCCGCCTGGCCGACCCCGCCGACCTGCTCGACGGGGCCGACCCTACTGCCCTGGTGGGCGAGGACGGCGCCCCCGACCCCGAGAAGGTCAAGGCCGCCGTTACCGAGCTGCTGAGCCGCAAACCGCACTATGCTCGGCGGATCTCCGGTGACGTCGGCCAGGGCGCCCGCCCGGGCCCGGCCGACCCAAACGAGGAGCTGTGGGGCATCATCCAGGCCAGGACGCGCTAGTGCCGCGTCCGGCAATATTTGCCCGGTTGGGTTGAAATGGCTGGTCACCACGACTGGCAGCGGGAGCCGCCTGGTGTCGAACCGCTTGATTCCCGAGGAGACCGCTGGAGTAGCCTGCCGACGTGAGCAAGCGAGCAACCCAACGCAGAACACGACGCGCTGCCGGCCTTGCCATCGGCCTCGTGCTGGTCGTGGTAGCGACTGCCATGGTGATCATTGAGCCGTTCCCACACGGTGCAGTGCTGTTGCCACTGACCCATGAACATGGCATCCACGCCGGCGACGTGCCAGCTATCGCGCTGTACTTGGTCGGTGCCTTGCTTGCACTGTGGTCGTGAGGGCAGCGGCACGCTGAGCAGGCAAGCATGATCCGCCGCTACATTGCCTGGCGGAACCGCAACACCCGTGATCGTCGCCTCGGAAAATCGTCAAGAGGGCAACGTTGCCTGATGCGGCACTAGCAGTCTTCGTGACCGTATCGAGCTAGATCACCTGTTCCGATGACCTGGCGTCCTATGATCAGGAATCTCTATACTTGGGGTGTCCTTTCGAGACCACAGCACTCGGGGCCTCGGTGAACGGCCCGAAGGCCCAAACGACAGGTTCCCCACAAGATTGCGCCCGAGTGAGTAGGTCAGAGGAC